GCCTTAATACGGTCAGCCGCATATTCGGAGTCATGGTGCGAAAGCGCGTCAGATATTTCGCGCGCAACCACCTGTCCGATTTCGTCGTTGTCCATTTTCATTTGCGTTTAGCTCGCTTTTTGGCTGGCTTTTTAAGATTTGCAACATCGCAACCAGTGTTTGATTTACAGAATTTTGGCGTTACGCACCCGCTACACAGTTCAAATGATGGCTTTTCTGCCACCGGTGCAGGCTTTGGTCGCCTTAAAACTCTTTGAAAATACATTTATTTCTTCGCTGGCTTTTTCTTGACTGCCTTTTTAGCGGGCTTCTTTTTTGTGTAATTCATGACTTTTTCCTTAATTGATGTCACGCCTTCGCCGGTGGTTGTCTTTACAGCCATAGGCTCTGGCTTTGCCAATACGATCGATGCCACTGGCAAACGATTGTCGAAGCATTTTGTGCGCCTTACACAGCGAACCGGAGTCGGGCATTTTTCACATAGATTCATGCTTTTTTTACCTTTTTCTTTTTCTTTGCTGTTTTAGCCGCCTGCTTAAATGCTTTAGCTGACGGCGCACCTTTTGCACCAGCTTTACGCATTTTTTCGCCACTACCAGCCGCAATGCGTTTACGCTTTGCGTGAATGTTTTTATATAAACTCATTGGCTACCATTTCTCACGACTAGACCAAAAAGCCGCAGACATCTTGCCTTTTGCAATATTCTTTGCATGTCTTGCTTTGAACGATGCACGCTTCTGCTTTGTGGCTTTGCTTTCGCCTTTTTTCGGCGCGCCAGCCGTCTTTGCGCCCTGTTGCCCAAAGCGAATGGTCTTGACCTTATCGCCCTCTTTAGCAACTACGATATGCGATTTCTTTGGATGCTTTGGTGTGCGGCGGGGCTTGTTATAGCCAGTAACGCCAGCACGCTCCAAACGCGGGTCTTTTTTATTCGGCATCATGCGGCTCCACTCTGATGCTTTGAAACACTTCAGTCAGTTCTGCCGCACTATAGCCAGCCTGTTTAGCTGACCAGCTTGCCGCCATAATGCAGGCATCAACGCAATCTTCAAAGCGGGCATGCTCTCCGGCGGTCATGCCTTTAATCATTATCTGCAATGCAAAAAAAACATCACTAATAACGTCGTCGTCAAATTCCACTTCAATATGCAAATCATCTGCTTTTGAAGGGAACTCGATGATGTTGTCGGTCATACGATCCAGCTTGTGCTTTGCTTCAATGTTGTGCGGCTGTTCCATCTGCTTGAATTGCCCGCCGCCATAGCGCCGTCACCAGCAAATGTCAGTACAAAGCTGTCAGCAACGTCAGGACTGCGCTGCCCGCGACGCTTCATTTCATCTTTGCTTTCAATCTTCAGCTTGCCGCTTGATTGATACTTGTAACGCACGCTGGTTATCTCGCTGATAAGCGTTTCGTCATTCTCAATATGAACATCGCGGCCTTCAAACCACTCGCGCGCCTTCCAGAACAATTCATCCCGCAAGCGCATAAACTTGTCTTTTAAGCTTGGTGACTCCGAAACAGCCACGCCAATCGCAGGCATGTCCAATTCAGCTAAACGGTCAGCAAGACCAGCACCAATGCCAATGCTGTCAATGTAAATATGCGTCGGGCGATCCATATAGCGGGTCGCCTCATATTCAGTTAAAATGATGCCCGCAAGCTCCATCAAATCTTTGTTCTGCCACGTCTTAATCGGCTCAAGAACGATCTGCCCCTGCCGCTTGCAGAGCGCTGAACGGTCGCCGCCAAATCTGGCAACATCCAAGCCCCAAACAACCGGTGTCGTCGGGCTGGCTTCGATGTCTCGTTTAACTGCGCTTTCAACCAAGTGTAGTGGCACCAGAACATCATCCGATTGAGTCGGGAATTCACCCAAGACGCGAACGCGGTATACATTGCTATCTTCCCCATATTTTGAAGCCATATCGGCAAGAAACTTTTCAGAAACAGTGTCAGCATCTTCACAAGAAACCGTGATGCAATGCCATTGGTCGCGGTCGCTATGAAAGGCATCATAGAAATAACCATCGGCTCTGGTCGGGTTGCCACACATCAGCGTTTTAGCGCCTCTTGTAGACATAGAGCCTTCGCCAACCTGAAACACAACATCAGGAATACCGGATGCTTCTTCACAAATAAAAAGCATGTTTTCGCTGTGAAAGCCCTGAAGCGCCTCTGGATTTTCACGCCTGCTTGTGCGCGCAACAGCAAATGAGTCGGTTGCACCTTTTAAGCTGATCTTGTCGCTCTTGAACTCTAGTAGGTCTTTGAATCCGGCTGGTAGCTTGCGCGCCCATTTATCTATTTCAGTCCATAGCACATCGTTAAGCTGGTGCGCCGTATTCGCCGTTATAGCGGCCTTACAGGGGTAATGGGTTAATAACCACCATAACGCCACCCACGATTCAAAGGCCGTCTTGCCGACGCCGTGACCGCTTTTAATGGCTACTTTGTCATGCTTTGAAATGGCGCGTAATGCTTCAGCCTGCCAGCGTTGCGGTTTAGCGCCGATAACTTGCTCAACGAATAAAACAGGATCGTTGCGCAAGCGTAAAATGGTATCTTCGATGTCAGTCAATGCCCGCCCCGATCCCACAGCGCATGTAAAATTGCGCCAGTGCCAAAATTTTTTTTCTGATAGCGGTATGGTGCTTGGTTGATAAAAGGGGGGGGTTGATGCTTGGGGGATAAACCAAGACCGCCCCGCCCGCGATTTTTAGGGGGGGGTGTCAGCCAGATCGCTATAAATTAGCCAGCCGTCATAGCACCACCGTAGCACCAACCGGCGCAAACCCGCAGTATATATAAGCTTTCGTCAGGCTATTAGCCTAACGCCTATTGCATTGTTGTTGTTTCGTCGCCTTTTCGCGCGCGTAGTTCTTCTGGTAGAGCGCTATGCGCACCCTCACCGTCCAATCGCTCTTGCACGCCCTTCAAAGCATCCACATAGCTACTCTGCGCGCTATGTTCTACTTGCATACGATCACCGAAATTCTTTGACGCCATTCTAGCCGCAGACCACTTCAAGCCATCTATAGCCACCCGCGCTGAATTGCTATCTTTAAGCTTTCCGCTGAGTACAGCCATAGCTATCTCTGCAACCTTTTCGCCATAATAATTGCCACGCTGTTCTTTTGCTTCAGCAAAAGCCGCCGCAAATTTTGGGTCTTCCTTTGCCCATGTCCAGATTGTTACCCAAGCTGGCATATCTTCATCGCGACAAACAGATGACTGACTTCTGCCTTCGCTAATACGTTGCAGAAACTTCTGCACTGTTTCCGGTGTTTTCTTCGATGCCGACATTATCAATCTCGTTAAATGTTTGCCCAGATTCCGCGTGTACTGCGTCTTTGCCTGTAAATTCCTGCCATCGCTTTACGATGACATCCACATACTTTTCATCAAGCTCCATCAGGCGTGCGTTGCGTCCTGTCTTTTCAGCCGCAATGAGCGTGCTTCCAGAGCCACCAAACAAATCCAATACTGTGTCACCAGCTTTGCTACTATTGCTAATTGCACGCTCAACTAGCTCTACTGGCTTTTGTGTAGGATGCACATATTCACCTGTCGCACCACGACTCATATACCAAACATCGCTTTGACTTTTATCGCCCTGCCAGACTCCACCTTTGCAGTAAAAGATAAACTCATGCTGTGGGCGATAATTAGCGTTGCCTAAACCTATGCTTTTTTTATCCCAAACTATGCAGTTGCTAACGGCTAACCCGCACTCGCTTAAAGCGTTTTCAAATTCTGAATAAGTGCGCCAAGTAAAGCATACATAAAAAGCCGCACCAGCTTTGCTAGTAGCTTTAGCAGTAGCTAATGCGTCCCTAACTAAACTAATTAAGTTATCGCCCTGTAGATCATCACCTTTTATCATGCCATGAGCTTTAATTAGGACGCCGCCTTTTTTATTTAAGGCATCATCACCGCGCGCTCTGCCACCACCGTAGCTCATACCATATGGCGGATCAGTAAAAACCATATCAGCTGGTAACTGATCTGTCAGCTTATCAACAGCATCAATACTGGTGCTATCACCACACATAACCCTATGCCTGCCAAGCACCCAAACATCGCCCAGCTTGCTAACCGGTACTGCTGGCACTTCCGGCACAGCATCTTCATCAGTCAGCCCATCATCAACCTTATCAGCTTCAGCTAATAATGCATCAATTTCGCTTTGGTCAAAGCCGGTCAATTCCAGATCAAAGCCTTCACCAAGCAGATCATTGATTTCGACCGCCAGCATTTCTTCGTCCCAGCCTGCATTTAGAGCCAGCTTATTATCAGCGATAACATAAGCCCGCTTTTGTGCGTCTGTAAGGCCGGTAAGCGTAATAGTCGGCACTTGTTCAGCACTCAATCTTTGAGCCGCCTGTAAGCGTCCATGACCAGCAATTATGCTGTGATCTTCATCGATCAATATAGGATTAGTCCAACCAAATTCCTTAATGCTTGCCGCAACCTGTGCGACCTGTTCATCGGAGTGTGTTCGGCTGTTTCTGATGTATGGCGTCAACGCGCTAACGTCTTGCCACACCACATTGAGGTCTCGCATCGAGTTGTCTCTGTCATTTATGGGGATTTATTCGATTCTGACAACACCCTACCACATATCGCCCCTACGCGCAATATGCGCATATATGTTGACACAAATTACTTAAAGTAATAGATTATGACCTATTGTAAACCACATTAGGGAGTCAGTAATGACAGCCATGAGAGCAAAGACTTTGAATGAGAGCCAACTCAATAAGCATATCAGCAAGCCACCGGCTGGTAGTGTAATCATTCAAATTACGCCAAAGGTGGCAAAGTTTGCTTTGAATGCTACTAATCAAAACAATCGTCCAATAAGTTCATCAAAAGTTTTAAGTTACAGCAAAGATATGATGACAAAGAACTGGTCATTGACAGGAGAAACTATAAAGTTTGGCAATGATGGGCTTCTAAAAGATGGTCAGCACAGGCTAGAAGCTTGTGTGCGTGCTAACACCCCTTTTGAAACGCATGCCTGTTTTGGTATTGATCCTGAAACATTTCAACATATCGATGTGGGCAAGAAACGTGATGGCGCTGATACTTTGGCAATGATGGGCGTGCCAAATTATAAAAGAGCATCAACAATCATAAAAATGATTATAGCTTATGAAGCTGGCATGTCAGAGTCACCCAAATCAGGTGTTTCAAATGATTGGTTAAAGTCAAAATATTTAGCTGAAATTGACCATGACTTGCTTCAGGAAGCAATTAATGTAGCCAACAGAGTATATAAAACAACAAAATGGCAAACTGGTGTAATTGGTGGCTTTTTCTATGTTGCTTGCCAACATGGGCAAAAAGAGCAAATTACAGCTTTTTTTGATGATATGTGCAAAGGTATAGGCTCAAAGCCACGCGCACCGATTCCCTTCTTGCTTGAAAATGTAAATCGCATGCGCATGGACAGAGCATATCAGCTACGCGCGCATCAATATGGCGTAATGTTGAGTCGCGCATATAAGAATTACAAAACAGGCAAATCATCAACTAAAGCTGATGTTATCGTTGGTTTAGCTGACAAATTATCAGCATTTTAAGGCATCAAAAACATACAAACAAAGACGCTTCCATAATTGGCGGCGTCTTTTTTTATGCACGCATATATACGCATATATGTTGACACCATATTACCAATACGCATAAAATGCGCATATAACAAATATGGAGCGTGTAATGCACTATTTAGACAAACGAGCAATTATCGAAGGCGCAATCTTCTTAGCGATCTTTATGACCTTTATGGCAAGCGTATTAGGCGGGCGTGACAGCTATTTTTGGAAAGCATTCCAATACATCTGCGGCATCGATGTCTGATTGCAAAACTTGTAAAGGCACAGGCTGGATCAGGATCAGAGATTGGTTTGATCCGACCGACACTGTGCCTGACTTTTGCCATGATTGTGATGGCGAAGGCAAAGTGCCAGCTAACGATCCCGCAGACGCTTGAAAGCATCTTCCAGATCATCTAAAGCCATTCTAAATATTTCGGGTGCGGCCTTCGGGTTGCGCCCATTTATTCGCGCCCATTCTGCCGCGCTAATATCATGCAACACGACCGACTCAACACAGCTAAAGCTATTGGCACCCATACGGCGCGCAATCCTGTTGAAATCAGCTAATGAGTTAGCATTGCGATCACTCATGTCACCATTACCGCCTTTAGGCATGCCATCAAGACTGCCTGTTACCTTCTGCGCCCTACCAGCCGCCCTATACAGCGCCAGCAAGCGCGTAGCGGTCAAATACTGCGCATTGTCGATATGCTTGTGCTTCAGATAGTAATCTATCCAAAGCTGGTCAGTTACGCGCATCCGCTTCTTACCAGCAACGCGCGTTTCAATATGCTCAACGCTGTGCTTTTCAAGAAACTCCGGCGTTGGCACGACACCAACCTCTAGCATATCTTTTTTACTCATTAAGCCACCCATTCTGTTTAGCCTGCGCAATTATGTCAGGCCGGTTCATCCTGTAGTAATCTGGCATTGCATTAAACTTGGCTAGAAACTCATCCAGCGTTGCAGGCATCCATCTGCGCGATACGCCAAAATTATCTGTTGAAGCTGGTGCGGCTGTTTCTTCATCATCCCAGCGCCCTTCATTCAGCCACGTTGAAGGATGGCAAATAAACTTAGGCTCGACCTTTTCACGCGTAACCTTATCAGCATAGGCATTCATGCCAGCCATAATCGCATCAGGTTCAGCATCTTTTAATGCGTTCTTGAAAGCCTTAAATGCGGCTTTTTTCCCAACCTTTTTTGGCACTACATTCCAGAACAAATCAAAAGAATCGATGATATATTTATTGTTTATATAGTTATTACTATAGTTAGGGTGAACAGGTTGCTTCACCCCTCCCCCTGAAGCAGTTGCTTCACCCCCCCCCTGAAGCAGTTGGTTCACCCCTGAAGGATTTTCACCCCCCCCTAGTGGCGGGATATGATAATGATTTGTGTCGTTCGTTTTGCCGTTTTTCTGCATGACACGAACCAGCATTCCGACTTCTTCAAGCAACTTAATTTTGCTTTGAACAGTGCGTGTTGTGCAGTCAGCTACTTCAGCCAGCCATTTAACCGAAGGCCAAGCATAGCCGCGTTCTTCGTTATATTTATCTGCAATCCCGATCAGAACTAACTTTGCGATCGGATCATTGACCTTCTGCTTAAAAGCCCAACTAACTGCGGCAATACTCATTTCAAACTCCCTAAACTAATTAAATCTGCCTGCGGGACAAAGAAGCGCTGGCCTATAACCGGATGCTCTTTGTAATATTTTGGGTGCTTCCCATCGGCACCCAATATCCAGCCATGCACCTGATAATTAGGCGCAGTGCCGGTAACTAAAATATATTTGCGATCGTCTTTGTCATTGGCGTGCAATAACAACTCATGATGATGCTTTGAGCGCGTGCGCACTTCCCAGCCGGTGCCATCGATGTCGCCATGCGCATCAAATGTGCTGATGCCACCGCCCCAATAAACACCAAGCACCTTTGCAACCGCTATTTCGCCACAGGCACCTTCAATGTGCCTTTGCCAGAAATTAGGCTCACGATGACGCCCACGATCCTGATCGTAGCCAGCTTCTATGGCCTTAATATGGCGCATATATCCGGTCTGACATGCCTGCGCTAATTCATAGCTTTTAAGTTCCACATTAATCATCTGGATAACCCCGCCAGCTATGGTCTGTGCCAAAGTCAGAGTCACCGCTAATACACCTGTTGCACATACGATTGCCGACATGGCTAGAGCGAAACATATCACCGCAAGTCAGGCACTTTCGTTGCTTAACGCGCTCATCCATCAATTCCTCTGGGTGCCAGTAAAAGCCGCACTCTTGCGCCAGCGCCATCAATGCTTTGAAGCGCTCTTGCGGGATGCGTTCATGCACATGCACCCAAGACTCAACGGCTTGTCTGCGCATGCCCATATATTCTGAAATCTTTTTGAAACCGGCGCTCATCTTGCCGTCGCCAATGCGCGTAATGAACTTTTCGATGCTATCGATATGCTGTGGAATATGAATGTTATAATGCCTGCCGGTCATATCTTACCCGCCAGCAAATTTAAGAAATCTTCATAATCCAAAACCGCAAGTGGCTTTCGCCGGTCAGTACCAACCACCAACACATCAGCACCTTCAATGTTGTCATATAAAAACTTAAAACCGGTCGCTCTTTTTTTGGCTTCAATTTCCCAAGTGGTGCGCCCAATCTTTATGATAATGTCGTTCTTGAAGCCTTCTGCCGCACCAGAAAGCGGCACACGATAGCTTTCAAGATCATGCGCGCGTGCAGTGTTTACCAACTCACGCTCAAAGCGCCCGCCTTTATCACGGCTGGCCTTACCCATCATCATCACCGATCTGGTGCATATCCATCCAATCAGTGACCGTAACTTTACCTTTGGTCAGGCCGTGAATCTGCATGATGCGTTTGCCAGACGGCACTGTGTCTTTGTAAAGATATTTATGAATCGTGGCCTGACACACCCCAAGCTTTTCAGCAAAATCTTTTTGTGTGATGTTTTTAGACACTAAATATTGATTAAGTCGCATTGATCTCGCCTATATATTGATATGCTTTATATGCAATATGCGCAGACCACCAATATATGTCAATAAATTAAATCTATAGAAAATACTTATTTAGCTAAGTCATTGAATATGCGCAATTTGCGCAGATATTTGACATTAATTATTAAAAGGCGCATTATGCGCATAAGTAATATGAGAAAGGTGTTAAAAATGTTAAACGTATCAAACAGCCAAGCGTTTTTGGCTACCGAAAACAACACACACATTCAGGGCGACGCAGATTGGCCAGCCGCCCCGCCTATCATGAAAGACCATTTAGCCACCATAAATCAGCAAAAGTTAAATTTTGGCGCAGAATATAAATCTGCCGCAAAAGGAAGTCCGTTATGGAATACGTTAATAATTTGAGAGAATTACGCAGTGCATCTAAATTGCACCAATCACAGGTTGCCGAAGCCGTTAATATAGGTCAGGCAGAATATAGCAGAATGGAATCCGGCAGAAGATCAGTCGGGCATCATAAGAAAGCGATAGCAAAGGTATTTGGCGTTAAGCCAGACGCAATAATTGAAAGAGTAAAACAAGACGACTCTGTTTTTGCTACCCACACCGAACTGCCTGTCTATGGTTTTCCGATACCAAATTCAGACGCATTTGATTTCAGTAAAAAGATGATGAGCCGCGTGGATTGCCCGCCAGAACTTGAGTCTGTCGAAGGCGCATATGCCGCGTTTTGCTACGGCGATGCTTTGAAACCGAAGCTGTCAAATGGTGATCTGGTATTTGTCAATCCATTGCTTGAAGCAAAGGCTGGCACGCTAGTCGTTGTTAAATGGAAAGCCGGAGATAAAGTTTATGGCAAGATTGTCGAACTGGTGCATATGAGCAAAGGCTCTTGTGAAGCGCGCATGCTGGCACCGGAAGAATTTATAACGTTCGACAAAATCGAAAGTGTAGATCAAGTGGTGATGTTAAAGTACGATATATGATTGCTATGCGCATATATGCTTGACGTATGTTATGCGCTGTAGTAATTATGGGGAATGACAGAGACATTTCCCTCCCAGAACTCTGACACACTGCAGGCCAGCGTTGGCGTACCATCTGACGCTGTGCCTGCCTTTTTTCGTCAATTCCAAATGGGCGGTAAAAGCCTGTCAGAGCGCCAGACAACGATCGGCGGCTCCGACATTAACATTATTGCAGGCGACAACGCTGAACGCATACACCAGCTATATTTGCGCAAGCGCGGCGAAATAGAAGGCGATGACCTGTCTATGGTCTGGCCTGTTTTGATGGGTCACATCACTGAAGAACTCAATCTTGAGTGGTGCCAGCAAAAGCATGACATCAAAATCATAAACCGCCAGCTTGTCATTCAGAGCAAAAAGAATCCTATGATGCGTTGCACGTTGGATGGCTCTGTGCCTAATTATCGCGGCAAGCAGGCTGTCATCGATGCAAAATTTACAATGGGCAGGCCGCAGTCGGGCGAAGAATGGCGTGACGTTATTCCCCGCTTGTGCCGCCACTACAGCCCGCAACTTCATTGGAACGCTTACCTGTTAGAAGAACACACAGGCAAGAAAGTGCCTTATGGCCTGCTATCAATTATTAAAGCTGGCAACGAACCAACATTCCACGAAATTGAAATCGATCCGGCTTATCAAGCTGAACTGATTGGTCTTGCCACATATTTTATGGGCTGTGTTGAAATGGGTGTTTTACCTAATGACATTCAGCCGCCCGAAGCGCCTGTGCCGGTCGAAGATACGGTGCCGGTAGATATGGAAAAATCTGATGTGCATCCCAAGTGGCGGCAGTGGTGCGAGATATGGTTGCAGACTTCGGGCGCGGCTGACACATGCAAAAAGGCAGAGGCACAACTTAAAAAGATGGTGCCTAAAGAAGCCAGCGTAGCTTATGGCAACGGTGTGCAAATCAAAGTTGCAAAGAATAAATCGAAACGCATAGAGGTGCAAAAATGAGTGAATTAGCAAAATCATTAATAGGCTTTCAATCGGCAATGCCTGCCGTAAAGAAGTCTGGATATAACCCGCATTTTAGGAACAAGTTTGTCACGCTGACCGATTTGATTTCAGTTGTGCTGGGCGCAAGCAATTTCAATTTGGGCTTTACGCAAGAGATAGATTTTGCTGATGGCACTATATTTGTGCGCACCACAATGATTCACACATCAGGCGAAACCCGCGAAAGTCGGACGCCGGTATTAACCAAAGATGCGACTAACCCGCAGGCAATGGGTAGCGCGATCAGCTATGCAAAGCGCTACGGCTTGCAGGCGATGTTTGGCATACCGGCTGACGACGATGATGACGGCACCGCCGCTAATAAAGCACCAAGCGCGTCGCACTCTCCGCGCTCCGGTGCGGTCGCGCCACAGGGTTCATCCCTTGCTCCTGTGAGCGCGGCCACCTTAGATGACCGCATAAACGCCGCTAAAACAGAACAGGATTTGTTGGCTTTGTTTAATGAAGTGAAGCCAACCGATAACCCGACTATCCAGAAATTTTCAGCACGCAAAAAGGAGATTGCAAATGTCTGATTATGATAACACCGATCGCGGTGCCTTATTTAAGAATGAAAAAAAAGAAAATGAAAGCCAGCCTGACTATACTGGCAACATCAATGTCAAAGGCACTGAGCAACGCATCAGTGCTTGGCTAAACACCAGCAAGTCGGGCAAAAAGTATTTGTCGATCAAATGCTCTGACCCGATGCCGCGTGACGATGCAGGCGCACCATCTGCCCCTGCTCCGGCAACAGCACCAGCACCGCTAGATGACACAATACCTTTCTAGCGTGTCTGAAGATAAACAACATCCACTCCTTATCATTCCGAATGATGAGGGGTGTTTGATTGTGTTAGGTGCAAACCAAGCACAGAAAGATATGTCGCCTAAACAAATGTGCGAACTGGCGGCAAATTTAATTCAACGCGCAAGCAAACGGCTCAAGAATGGCGCGCAAGAAAAAACCACCGATAATACACAATGAGCGCAGGCCAGCTACATGCGTCCAATGCGGCACAGAGTTTGATTTGCGCAGCTTTGGGTGGCTTGTAAACGGCGCTAAAGACATGCTTTGCAGTCATGCTTGCTTTGCTAAACGGCGCACGCCAGAGCCGCCAAAATGGGATGATATATAATGATACCAAATGCAAAAATAGATTCTGATATTGAAAAGCCGATCAAGACCGGTGAGTTTGTCGCCAAGATGCAAATCGGCGACAGTGTGCATTTTGGCAAAGAAATTTTTGCTTTAAGATTGCGCGATGCAATGCGCTATAAAGGCATCAAATATACTATGCGCAAAATAGATAACGGCTGGCGCGTCTGGCGGGATTCGTGATTGACGATCGTTGCGGAATCTTCCGCTTTGTCCCGCATAGCGATGTCAGCGCCTACGAACAAAAAGGCTGGCATATAGCCAGCGATCTTGCAGACAGCCATCATGGGCGGCACGCTGTTATAATGCGGAAAGACGACCGGCTATCGCCTCAATATCGACCGGTGACTGCGCCTGATTGATGTCTGTGATAGTGTAATGCACTTGAGCCACATTGCTTTTCTTTGAGTGACCCATCCGATATTTGCGGATCGAATCTGGCACGCCAGCTAACTCCATCTGAGTATGATAGAATTTGCGGAAGCCACCAATGCCGTGAAACTCAACACCAGCATGCTTGCACAAAGTTTCAAGCAATCCTGTCCAGCTTTTTTGATCTGCCATTAAATTGCGCGCAGATGGGAAAACATACATTTCAGATGGGCATTGCAGTTTCCACTCGCGCATCAATGTCCACAGCTTAGTCGTTAGCGGCAACGTGCGGATGCGAAACTCTGTTTTTGTTTCTTGCAGGCCACCGCGATAACCTGTTCGGCGTACTGTTAAAGTGCCTGCCTTTAGGTCAACGCTGTCCCACAACAACCCCTGCATCTCATTAGCCGCTAGTCCTGTCAGCGATGCAAGCGTGATGAACGTGCGCAAATACTGAGTCATATCTTGCTCAAGCATTTTGTTAATATCATCGACCGTATAACCGCCGCGTTCTTTTTGAGCGCCGGTAATCTTTTCGCGCGACTCTCTATGACATGGATTGCTGAAGATATAGCCTTTGTCCAATGCGTATTTGCAGACCATATTTAGGCTGGCAATGATATTGCGAATTGATTTTGGGCTACAGCCTTCGATTGTCTTTTCAGTGATGAACTGATTAACATCGCCGACCGTCAAGCGTGCCATTTGGATCGATCCCAGCAATGGCAGAATGTGCAGGCGGATATGCCGCTTATCATTATCGAAAGTCTGCGGGCGCATTTTGATCCCGACCAGCCGTTGACGGTTTTCAATGGCCTCATAAGCAACCTGTTCTAGCGTTGCTTTGTTGGCGTTGTGTTTGCCAGCCACTAATTCGTCACGCAGTTCTTCACGCCGCTTTGACCAAGCCTTCGGGCAGGCTGGTGTGAATACCCGACGCGATTTGCCGGTTAGGTCACGATAATAAATGATCCCAACTTCTTTGCCGCGCTTCATTGCAGTTTTATAAGTTTCGGTGATTGTGATGTCGCTCATGTCACTCTCCATTATCACAAAACGCTGGATCATTTGCCTGCGCTTTGTTTTTAATGTCATTCAAGCGGCGGTGTAATTTACCAACTTCCAACCACAATTTTGTTGCCTCATGTCCAGTTAGCTCGCTTTCAATACCATAGCTTGTAATTGTACGATCTATGTCTTGAAGCATGCCGATTGTCTGCTCATAAAAATCATTTTTGTCCATTTTGAATATCCCTTTCATTTCACTCTATATGACTAATATATGCGTCTATTTACTATAATGCAAGCATATATGCGCAAATAATTGTCTTGTCCTAACGGTGTGGTGCTATGGTGGTGCTATGAAATAGGGTATAGAACGACAAAAAACCCAGCAAGTCTTTCGACCTACTGGGCTTTATATCATTGATTTATATTGATTTTTGGTTGCGGGGGCAGGATTTGAACCTGCGACCTTCAGGTTATGAGCCTGACAAAAACCGCAGAAAACCGCCAGAGAATCGGGCGGGTGCTATGGTGGTGCTATATCGCATTTACTTTTGATTTTGGTGCTACGAATCTCATAGCACCACTATTTTTTGCCATAGAATTTCGTAATCCCCCGCATTCCTACGCTACTGGCTACCAGTGCGCCCAAGCTGACCTGATACCAAGTTGGCATCTGTTGAAGCGCTTCAAAGCCACTAAAGACTATTTCACGCCCCCATTCGCCGCAAAATGCCAGCACCATTGGCAACGCAAAAAGCAGGCTAAAGAACTCATCGCGCCAGCTTGACGACATCTGATTAGCCGCCGTTAAATCATAGTCTATTTCACCGGTAGCCTGTCGCTCTGCAATGTTGGCTTCAGCTTTTGCACGCGCAACTTTAGCGCCGGTAACAGCCTTCTTTTCTTCGACTTTGCCTTCAAGCCATGTTGAAGCCAATGACGAAATCATTGGTAAAAACTGGATCATCGCTTTGACTCTGCGCCCATAAAGATGCCGAAAATGCCGGTATAGACGCCCATAATTACACTAACAAAAGCGCTTTGGGGCGTTGTCGGGTCTGGCAACTGCATATACCATTCAGCGCACCGCCATGCCATGAACGTGCTGACAGCGCACATAATACGCCCCATCAAATTGAATTTGATCCATTCATCTGTCCAACTCAATGCCACTCTCCTGTTTCCATCATCTTAGCCAAATGATCTGCCCGCGCGCCAACTTGCTCTGCCCAACGGCTACGCCCGCCATTACTGCCAGAAAGCATTTCGTGACTTGCCAGCCGGTAATCGCCAACTAGCAATGCGGCTTGAAAATTCTGGAATTTGTCAAAATTGGGCTTACCCAGATTGAACAGCATCGAAATAATTACGGCTTTTCTAGCTTCGTCCATCTTTGCATAAAATGGATATGTAACCGCTTCGGCTTCACAGCGCGCCACATCGTTTGCCAGCAAATAATCGATTTCATCATCAGACAAACCACCGTCAAGCTGTTTGTCGATCAGCCTGCCACAGCCTATCGTCAGATAGCCGCGACTGTCCTGATAGGCATGTTTCACTACGCCCTCATGCTCACGAATTAAATCAAGCAACTTTGTCATCGACAGGCTCCTTTTGCATCATCTTGCTTGCCACAACGCCTAAACGATAAAGCGCATCTGTCATCGGACTATCAGATGCTTTTACGCCTCTGCCGGTTAGAAACACTTCGACAGGCTCGCCGGTGTTTGGATGATATGAAACCGTTACGGTCATACCCTCACCAACATCCTGTGATTCGCAGGGGCGTCGATTTGGCAAACTTTTTTGCATTGAGTTTCTCCATTGTGCTTTTGAATGAATTGGCTTCGGCATCAATGTCGTCAAAGAAAACTTTTGTTCGACTCATTGTGATTACATTGATGTCAAAAATAGGCACGAAGAATACGCGCCTGTGGGGGATAGATACGCATGCCGCAAAATCATAATCGTCTGAAGTTGGTCTGCGCTTTTTGCCGCCAACGCCAAAATGAAATTGCAGTTTATTTGGTCGTTCTGTGTGATAGGTCGAAGCCTTCACCTGACACCTATATATATAAGTGTCGCGAGTAACGATTAGATCATAGCCGCGCGATGGGCAAAGAACAGCCTGCCAGCCCTGCAACTCTATAGACGCGCAGGCGATAAACTCACCTATGCGGCCTGTTGAAACTTCAAGCATTTATTTTGGCAGAACACCTAAAGCAAAAGCAAACTTAGCAACAAGCGCCCCAGCCGCACCCGCGATGCCTGCGATCAAAAGTAATGCTTTCCAGCCGCCTTTCGCCTGCAAAGCAAGTGTGTGAAGTTCTTTTAATGTGTCTTTTGTTTCAGCCATCTCACGCTCAAGCGTGCGCATACGGCTCGACATTTCACCAAGTTCACGTTCCACTGACATGCAGGCACCTTTAATCTAAAGCGTTTCGGATTGAGTTAAGCGTATCTTTAAGCGTTGCGCCTTTCGGCTTCGGGTTGTATTCGCATTGATATTGACCTACGCACCCGATATAGATTTCAGATGTGTGTTGCTCTTGAGTGTTTTGCGCGCCCTGATACACACACAAAACTTCTTTGTCGGAAATCTTTTCCATTGCCGCTAAACGGCATGTTGTCATTTTGGGGATGCTTGCATATGCTTTGAAGGCCACTAACGCAATTAGCCCAACAACAACCACGCCCATGATTAAATAAAACAGCATAGTCAGAGCGTCAAAAATCTCTTTACGTTGCGCCGCCTTTTCAATAGCGATCTGCTTTTGATGCTGTTTTTGTGCCTGCAAGCGGCGGGCGCGTTCTTCAACGATAGATTTCCAAGTGCCTGAACCGAACCGCAGATCGACCAACATAGACACTTCATACATTTTTTCTTGTGCCAGTTTTGCATCAATCATTTCGGAAGCAACGCCGCCGATGCCGTCCATAGCACCAACGCCGGACTTTTTGTTGCGCTCTTTGTTGACCTGTGACTGACCATCAAACAGCTGATCTATGTAGCCCGCAATTTCTGAAATATCATTTGCGGTGCCAATAGCCGATTTGATTGCATCTGTCGCGCCTTTAACCAAAGCGATCCCAGCTAATGCAGTGCTGATCGGTTCCATATCAATAAACCTTTACATCTTGTGAAACCGTGGCTGGCAGACAATAGGCTGTGATCTGCGACCCCTGCTTGTGAAGTGTTTGTGCATACCAAGTGCAATCATTCAGCGACTTGAAATACATATCATTGCTGACAAGCCTCTTGTCTGCTTGCGTTCCAATGAACACAAACAATAAAAAAGCGTGGGTCATTCATGATTATTTTCTGTTTTGGATTATGACGACGATCAACAGCGTTATGGTTATTGCGTCGATGATTGACAAAGGTATCATGTCAGTCTTTCCATAGCTTTAGCAAGATGCAATGACGCGGCGTAGTCGATGTCGGCATCGTTCATTTAAGCCTCGTAAGCGTTACCAGCCGTGATAGCGGCATTTACTGCTGTCATATCCTCTGAAGTCCAGAAGTCTTTGGCTACCATAATCTCCAGATGCTCAACATTCCTGTTCACACAGTCCTGCTTTTCTGCGGCATCATCGTCTGCCATTGCCTCACCAGCAATAATAGCATTGATAAGGTCAACACTGTGACCCATAGCTGTGTAATGCTGTGCGATTTGTTCTGTTGTAAGTTCGTCCATTTTATACTCCTTCAAGTGTGGCTATACGAGCCTCTAGTGCTGTGATTGTTTCTTGCTGTTCCTGAATTGCTTTGATGCACAGCGACACCATATTGCCGTAGGCCAATGCGTCTGGCTGGCCTTCATCGTTGTAAGCGACAAACTCTGTTAGCCCAGCATCGTGGACTTCTTCAGCAATCAAGCCACCAAATACTGTATCACCATCGTTGTTGCCTTTATAGGTTACAGGACGCAGTGCAAGTAGTTCTGTCAGGCCGTGTGTGGCATCATTAATTGTGTTTTTATAACGCAGTGATGATGTTGACCTAGCAAATTGACCACTTGTTGCATCAACATAACAGTTTGCGCCAGCACCAGTGGTGCTAGAGGCGGTTGGGGGGCTGTGTAGCAAACCACTGCCATTCATCCACAATCTAGGATTACCATCGCCATCTGACAGCACGATGTTGTTGCTGGATGTGCGGATGTCTAGGCCACCCTGATTGCCGGTGTAGGCTCCCAAAATACTATTTTTAGAGCCTGTTGTAATTAATCTTCCAGACGCTAGACCAACAGCAGTATTAAGAATACCTGTCGTGTTAAGTTCCAAAGCGGCATCGCCAACAGCAGTTAAGTAAGTTCCTGTAGTACTATTTTTTGCCGCGGCTCTACCAACAAAAACATTTTGAAGACCCGTTGTATTGTTATACCCAGCCTGATAACCAACAGCGGTGTTGTTAGATGCGGTGGTATTGGATGCTAGTGCCGCTGAACCAATAGCAACATTGTATTGTCCTGTGGTATTAGTATAAAGAGGAGAAAATCCAGCAGTATTTTGCCCACCTATTGCTGTATTATAACTGCCAGTAGTGTTGTTGTGTAGCGCAGACTTACCAACAGCCACAGTGTGACTGGCTGAAACATTATTCTGCAAAGCAGACAAACCAACTGCAGTGTTTTGCTCCCCTATGGTATTTGCCCCTAGAGCATTTTTACCGACCGCCGTATTGTTGTTCCCAGTAGTGTTTGCGTCCAGTGCGGCGTGACCAATAGCAACGCTGTTTGCCCCTGTGGTGTTAGAGAGGAGTGCGTTTTTACCTACTGCGGTGTGACTACTGCCACTAGTATTATAATACAGGGCATCTTGACCAACAGCCACATTATCTTCGCCAGTTGTATTAGTGAACATAGCAGTTCTACCAATAGCCGTGTTGCTCTGTGCGGTGGTATTGTTATACCCAGCCTGATATCCCACTGCCGTGTTGTTGGATGCTGTGTTAGCAGTAAGAGCATCTGCACCAATAGCCGTGTTAGCCACCCCAGCCACATTGCTGTCAAGCGCAGTATCACCCAACGCCACATTGCCTGTTCCAACAGGGTGGTTGCCGTCCAGCTTGATTGCGCCATCAACAGTCAGCCCATCAATCGCGTCAGTGCCGTTGGCGAAGGCACCTAACTGCTTTGTCAATTCCCGCATAGAGTTATTGACAGCACTGGGCAACATTCCTTCGGCTATCGAAATGCCGCCGATGTCGGTGTTGTTTCCGGCTGTGGAGCCGTCATAGTCTGCGATTTTGTCCTTAGCCATCTATTTAGTCTCCAACGCTGTGATCGACTCGTTCATAATTACCTACCAGCCAGAAGGCGTTTTGCCCACGATGGGCGGTGTGATAAGGTTCTGCATTTGCTCATCAAGAACAGCCTGTAGTTCGGCCTCAGTCTTGTCCAAGCTGGCAAGCACCTTCTCTTTGCACCAGTCCTTAGTAAGACTGTCAAAGGCTGTGAAGCTGTCAGCATTAGCTTCCCCAACACCAGCACTGCCATATGCAGAAACAGAAAGCGGTGCGCCTTCGTCATTAGTAGCTGTATCGTGTGTAGCTGTCATACGCCAATGGATTGACTTTGCCACGTCAGACAAGTCACCTTCGGATGGTGCTGTATCAATTTGTGGGAAATCCCAAGTATAGGTTGCCATTTATATCTCCTGTGCATCCATCGCTGTTTGATAAGCAGTCTTAACTGCGTCTGTCCACACAGCGTTGCAGATAGCTTGAACTTCTGTTGACTCGCCAGAAATGTCTGTATCGCCCCAAGTGCCATCTGTTTTTTTGCTTGGGTGCAACACGTGTCGGTGAAAGTTGCGGCTGATTTCTTCGCCATCACGCTTGATGACGGTTGCGGTGCGTACTTGCACAGCCTTGTAGTCACCTACAACTTCTATTTTATCTTCTTGTGTTTCTTCTGTTAGTGCCATTTTTATCTCCTTTGGCTGGACTGACTACCTGATAATCCAATCAGGTTATGTTGTGTTATACGAACCGGAAAATATTAAAGTATTTCCTGACATACTAGCATTAGTTGGAACAGAATGGTCTCTTGTTCTTATATACGCGGCAGTGTTATTTACACCCAGAACAATCGCAACACCAGCAGTTGTAGATGTTGCAACGGTCATAGGTATAGGATACTCAATTCCCGGTGAAGTGTTTTCTGATGTAAAAGGAAACCCCGCTATTCTTGCTTGATTTGTGTTTGCTGTTGATGGGTATGTAAGCCTTCCTGCAACAAAAACTGTCTTTCCAATTTTTACATAAGTTGCATTTACAGAAGTAAACGACAAACTCGCACCACTAATATCAGTAGGCGTCCAAGTCCCCTCCTCATAATCATCCAGAAGGTTCGCTGAACTAGTGCCGCCCAGAAAAATGCCAGCTTCACTTACAAGTCTTCCTGAGTTTAAAACCTTAACGTCACCACCGCTGTCGATGCGGAGGCGTTCTGTAGAGGCGTTTATAAACTTCAGATTGCCAGAACCATCCTGCCGGATTGAGTGATTTGTAGCGTTACATTCTAGCAAAAGATTTGCATACGCATTATCACCGCCAGAAATCTCAACCTGTGCAACAGCACTAGCCTGTGCGTTATTGGTGTTTTGAACCTTAATGCCGCCAGTGTCGTTGCTGCTTCTTTCCACATCAAGATTTGTGTCTGGCGAACTCCCGATGCCCACGTTGCCTGACGCAATAATAGTGTCGCCAGTCCCATCGGGATCAATCGTGACGTTGCCATTCGTATCTGTGGACGAAATCGTGTTGCCGTCTAGCCGCAGATTATCGACATTTAGCTGACCCATCGATGGGCTGGTCAAAGCACTTGTGCCGTCGTCCATTTCTTTAAGGTGACTCATCAGCGAACGCTGTGCATTATTCAAATTTGATGCGGGGCAACCTTCCGAAATGTCAATGCCGTCAACATCCGAATTTGAACTTGGCGTCGCGCTATATTGTGAAATTGCTGTCTTTGACATGCTTACCTCAATTCGTTAGTAGGCCGGTGCTGGCACCAATGCCGCCACCCAATTTTGATGCTGTTATTCCTGAACGCTCCAAGCGAGCTTTTTCACTTGCACGAAGCTGGTTTAGCCGCCGCAATGTTTCTTTTTGCGATGCCAGATTTGTATCAAACAAATCACCGGATACATTAGTGCCAATGCGCTTGCCTAAGCCACCGCCGCGCGTTACTAGATCGCTAGAAACACCGCTTATATTTCCTGAAAGTAAGTTCATAAGCAAACCAGCGTCGCGCTGTATGTCACGCCCATCTTCAGTCATAACAGGCGTGCGGCTACCGGCTGATGGCTTTGTTCTTGCCCGCGTAACAGCCTGATTCATTCGCTGTTCCATCCGGCTTGAGAACGCTTGCCAAGCCTTTGCACCGGCTTCTGTGTTTGTGTCAAATGTCAGCTTTAGCAAATTACGATAATCTTCATTTCCAAACAAAAACTTTGCATTGTTTTTAAGATCATCTGATTTTGTGCCTTTGTTTTTGACTGCTTCAGCAACGCCAGCACGAAACGCATCTTTTTCTGTTTCGTTCATATCTTTAACAGCGCGGCGTAGCGATGGAACGCTAAATTCTTCTTTTGTGCTGAATATTTTGCGGCCTTTTTCGACAGCATCAAATACGCTTTGACGATCACCAAACTGCTTGCGCGCTTGTGCGTATGCAGGCACTTCATCATCGATTGCATCGCGAAAGTTTCTGATTATGTCAGTCAATGCTTTTTTCTCTTGACCGCCAATGCCACTTTGAAATGCTGTGCCAACTTTGTCATCCAAGCCGCGCTTTATATAATCAAGCTGGCGAACTGTCGGAATGGCATCAGAACGAACCAGATTTCCATCTTTGTTTTTAACAAATAAATTCGAAAAATTTACATCTGCCAAACTGTCATCTGTAAGACGCTCACGTTCAAAAAGCCGCTTGCCACGCTGAAACGCATCTGCAAAATCATCAGACTTTAGATACCTTTCGACCGCATCGCTTTGCACTAAACGCTCTGTGCCATCTTCAGCCATATAGGCTTTATCATACGCAGGCTTCGACATTGTTTTGTTTTGCTGAACAAGACCATCGAAAACTTCTTCGGCGGTTTTACCTGATACAACATTGTCAGCAAGATCGTCTGCAATCTGTTTGCCGCTTTTCATCTGGCGATTATCCAAAGCTTCTTCAGCAATGGTTCTGGCTTTTGTTGATACGGTGTTTGCGCCCTGTGCTAAACCTCTGCCAGATTCGTTCATAACATCGACCAGCATAGTATCTTCAACGCCGTCACGCTTTGCCTGTGCCAGCTTTCTGTAAGCCTGCGTCGGTGACATGCCTTCAGCTTCCATCGCCTGCAAAATCTTTAAGTCAGATGCTTTTTGCGCGCCTTTATCTGAAATCATATCAGTAGCCGAACGCACACGATTGACTGTGCTTTTAGCTAGATTGCCAGCCGCCGGTAATGCCGCACCAAGAGCGCCGCCTGCACCGGCACCAATCGCCGCGCCTGTCAGACTATCTTCAAGACCTTCACCGCTACCAAATCCAGCAACACCGCCAACGCCTGCACCAGCTTTTGCACCGGCTTTGATTGCGCCTCTTGCGCCTGCCGCTAGTGCGGCACGACCAGCGCCATAGCCACCAGTTAGCAAGCCACCGCCTAATTCCATAGCCAGCGCTTTACCCGCATTGTCTCTGCGGTAATCATCCATATCGGCACGAATGCGACCAACGGCTTCGTCATAGGTTTCATCGCCAAACAAGCTAGTGACGCCTGCTTCTATTTCATCGCCAAAGCCCAACGCCAAGCCCTGCCCAAGACCAAATCGAGCAACGTCTTTTAGACCTGTGCCGCGCTCTTGATTTATTTCAGCATTTTTTGAATCTTGAACCATTTGATTCACAATGGCTTGCTGGTCTTTTTTTGAAAGATCAGCAAAACCGTCTGGTGCATCGAACGTGCCAACGCCTTTAATTTTTATCTGTGCCAAATCTTAATCCACCACTTCAAAATCATAGTTATCTAAAAGGCCAGCGCCAGCCTCAATATCTTTGGCTGACAACGATGATGCGCCTTTGAAGTTTGACAAAGTGCCAAATTGCTCATAATGACGCGCCGCCGCTAGTTTAGCGTTTTTAGCTTCATAAATTGATTTACCAAGACGCTTAATTCTTCTTATGTTTTCTTCTTCTGAAAGTGATGGGTTGAACGCTCTGTTAATTAGACGCTCACCTTCTTTTTCTGTGAATTGTGCGCCCAATACCAACCGCAAGTTTCTTTGAACAACTTCTGTGACAAGTTCTTTAGCACGCAACCCGCTTTTATTTGTCACGGCCTGCGCCCAATCCGGCATCAGACCAGCTTCAATGAAACCTGTGCCGCCTTCGGTTTCTAGAATTTCAACAGCTTCTTCAAGCTGTGTAAGACCTTTATTTATGTCTGCTAAACCGCCCTGTACGATAAATTCGTTGTAATCTTTTGCGAAATCTTTATCTGCGGCTTTTTGTGCATCAGTGATTTTTAGTACATTAATATTTTTAGACTTAGCCTTCAGCGCCGCTTGCTCTGCAAGATAGTTTTTGACATCTTCGTTTTCGACGATTTTGCTTTCGCCTGTAACCGGATCAGTCACGCGGGTAAATGCGCCATTGCCCAAGTCTGTCAGGATTGGGCGGGTTGCAGATGACTCCATTTGCTTTGCTTGAGCTAGCTTATATTGCTGATTAATTTCTGCATCTTTGCGCGCCGCTTCGGCTGACTGCGCGCCAGAATAACCAGCCGTTCCAGCCGTTAATGCACGCCCCAAAGCCTGACCGATGCCAACTGGTGCGCCGGTGCGATTGCCACCAGACTCAAGCAGTGAAGCGCTTGCCGCAAGAATCCCCTGCGTGCGCGGATCGTTAAAGCTTGTGCCAAGTAGGCCACCAAAGACGCCTGTCTCTGCCGGTGTTGCGGCTGGCTGTTCAGCCTGTGGCTGTGGTGCGGCCTGCAACAATGTTGGTGCCGGATTGCGTGCCTGACGCATGACTGCATCATCATAAGGCGATGGCATCATTGCTGGCTTTGATTGCGGCAAAACTGTTGGCATAGGCATGCTGGCTTGCATCTGGCGCGGCAATGGCGAACGCGTGCGCCGCATGATAGCGTCATCATACATTGTCGGTGCAATAGCCGCAGTCACAGGACGCGGTGCCTGTTGCATTGAACGTGGGTCAACGCCTATGAAATCAAATATTGAAGCCATCGTGTTTCCTCTAGCCTAATAGACCTAAAATGCCGCCTGCCGCCGCACCATACATCGGATTAAAACCGGCAAGACTTCCAAGCTGTGCGCCTGCACCAGCACCGCCCAAAGCCGTAGCCATTGGGTTGCGGCTGACCGGATTGATTGTGTTGCTTCCAACCGTACCGCCACCAACCAGCGACATATATTGCTGTAGCTTTTGTTGATCGATGTTCTGGTCGTAGTTAAACCGATTAATATTGTCTTGCAGTTCAGCTTCGGCTTGTGCCTCTCTCGCGCTTCCAACGCCTGCAAGCTGTTGTGCTGTCAGGTTTGCAAATTGCGGTGCTTGTGAGATAGCGTTTTGCTGTGCCTGCAAAGCGGCTGGTGCAAGTGCGCTTGCAAGTGCTTGCTGATTTGCGCCAGAGCCATAACGACCGGCTTTTGCAAATTGACTTTGCACCTGATTGATGACCGGTGCAAATGCCGCCGACATTAGCGGGTTTGTACCCATCAAATTTTGCTGAACAACATTCTGCGCAGTCTGCGACATGCCTGTTGGATCAAGCGCCTGATCGCGTATGCTGTTGAGAGCCATTTCAGATTCAGGTGCAAAACCGACAACTGTGCTGTCAGGATAGTAATCAGGCATTGTGCTGTTATACTGATCTTTTGCTTGCGCAAGCCCATATTCAAGAAATGGTTTTGCATATGCTGGTGGTTCAACCTGAGTATTTACAGTCTGTGAACCGCCGCCGCCGCCACCTTTACCCATATCAAAAATCCTTTGCCATAATTGTCGCGGTTGCTTCGTAGCCATCCAAAGCCCGAACCCATCCGCGCCTGCCGACGATTTCGACAGATGTGCAGTCAAATTGCTTTGACCAATTAATCAGCTTCGGCTCTGCCTCTGCCAATGTTTCAAAATTTCCACCGGCTAACCAAAAGCGCAATGTTGTGCGCTGTGGGTAGCGTATTATTTCTGTTACGATTGCCGCATCGTCGAAAGGCCAGAACTGCGCATCGCCTTTAACAACAATGTCTAAAACATCTTGAAGCGTATGACTGCCGTGTGCATGTGCCAGAGCCGCTTCAATCCACTCTGAACATCGGCTCCATTCATCCAATAACGACATAGCCGAAAGTGCGATCTGACTGGCTATTGTTTGCGTGCGTGATCGTAAATGATCGCTTTGTGCGGGCGCTGATATATGCTGTGCCTGCGCCAATCTCTGCCGCCGCGTTTGCCGTTGTTGGCATCAATAAAATGATGCTTGTTGAGCCTGCGCGCTCATCTGCTACGGCTGTCGATGTGGCTGATGCCGCAAGCGTTACAGTGCCGGTGCTGTTAAGTTTGCCATCAAGAATGTTGTTGACGACCTGACTGATTTCACGCGGGTTGTTGGCCTCTACCGGAAGCCGTCTAAAATTAACGTCTGCCAAGTGGTCTGCCCTCAATATCTAATCCCTGCGCAAAATCCCAATCGCCTGAGATGTTCATGCGGGCGCGATGGAATCTGCCCTGAACGCGATGTTCACAAAAGCCTTCATCTGTCAGGCTTGATGCTGTGTCAAAAGTTACTGCATCATCTTGCCTATCCCGCACGCCGACTTGCATTGTGACCGAACCATCTCTGAAATATGGAACCGTTCGCGCAACCAATGTGTGACGCCCATTTGTCAAAGTGAACTCACCGGTTTCAATAGTCGCCGGTAGTGGCTGGCCTGTGAAACCATAAATCTTTTTGTTTAGCGATCCACCAAACAAGAACGATCCACCTTTGAAAAGCGGGCTGTCCAAAGATGCAGGCAGGCTATCAATCGATGATGACAAATTATCAAGTGCTTCTAATGTGTAACCGGCTGTGAAGAACGGCGCGATTAAATCTGCTTCAACTTCTGCATATGACCATTTGCCGACAGCATAGTTATAAATAAGAATTTTATCAGGCGTCCCGCCGACTGAGTCATTTGACACAAAAGACCAAGCGACAATCTGGTTCGTCGGGTCAATAGCGGCTGACATCTTATCAATATGCGCTGAGTTGAAGTTATCAAAAAACCACTTATTGACCTTTTCAGCACCTATGGCGTTGCTTTTCTGACCGTCGAAGGCGTAAAAGCCATCGTCTGACAAATAGAAAACCAGCCTTCCGATTGATGCTACTGATCCGGCGTAATTACAGCCACGCGCATTTTCAATACGATCGATCTGATAGATCAATGGGCTACCAACATAGGTCGCTGTCGCGATCCCGCGTTCTAGCAAAATTACAGCATAAGAACCACCAACCAGCCCAGTGATAGCACCAGCATCTACGATGTCCTGAAAGTCAGATTGGTTCGTTCCGGTCGTCCATCCTGTTTCATCGTTGATTGCAGACCAACGTGTTCTGAACGGCACGCGCCCGCTACCTTCGTCAATATTAGCCAACCAGACCTGATCGCGAACGACTGCAATAAAGTCTGCTTTTGGCGGCGAGTTAGCTACATCGGCAAAAGCTGATGAACTGCCAAGCGTCCACTTTTGTAAAGTCTCGCCAATACCGCCTGCCGCGATAACGCTTGTGCCAAACTGCACAAACCGCCACTTTTCTTTTGATGTCAGGCTATAGCCGCCGCCTTTGCTTTTGTCATCCAGCGCATTTGTGCCAGCGTTAAATGCGTATAACTTGCCAGAGTCGCCAGCGAACAAGCTTACATTGTCAGCATTATCTTTTGCCGCAAAAATGCCTTTTAAGTTATCTGTGGCGGCATTTGATACTGCCTCAAACGAATTAAGCCCGCGATAGCCTGCGGCGGCTGGAATTACGTTTTTTGCTACTGTTACGCCTTTATTATTCAAATCGGGCTGGTCAGGTAGCCATTCGCCAAAGTTTATCATTGCTGTAACCAAACCTCTGTGCCTGCCGAAACTTGACTCCACACTTCAGAGCCAGCCGTGATGTCTGTCCAAGTTTCCGAACCAACGCCAACCAATGACCAATCTTCACCAAGCACTTTGCCAATAACGGTGCTGGACACTGCGCACGCGGCGGTCGCCGTCATTGCAAATTCAGCAACCGGTGATGCAGATGTTGATGCGCTTGTATCGACCGAAGCCGATGCCGTGATGACAACATTTGCCGAAGCCGAAACGCTTGCCGATGTGCTGGCGCTTGCTACTAGCTGGCGAACTGGTGTCGCTGACGCTGTTGCTGTAGCTGTTACCGACGCGCTGGCAACCGGTATCTTGATCGCTGTGGCTGTGGCACTTACTGAGCCAACCGAAGCAACCGATGCCGCCATCTGAACGATGCGAGTCGGCGTTGCTGTAGCTGTTGCCGATGTCGAAACTGTTGCTTCAACTTCGATTGCAAATACCAGTTCAGCCGTTGCCGTTGCAGACGTTGCCGCCGTTGCGGATGCCTGCAAAACAGCAAGTGAAGTCAGCGCGTCTAAGTTGCCATAACTGTCTAGCTGTTCAAGCGTTCCCCAACTGTCAAGCTGGTCAAGCGTAGGGTTTGACCATTCGACTTTGTGCAGATCAGCATCGGTGTCAAGACTGCCAACAATGCTATCAAGCGCTGTTGTAATCTGGTCAAGATTCGGAATACCCAATGCCATTGTTAGCCCCTTTAAGCGGCTGTGATGGTCAGTGAGCCGCTTGCTATTTTAAGAATATCGCCCGAACCGATTGCTTTACTTTGCGAAAAGCTACCGTGAAAAAGCTGATTGCCTGACGTTGAAGCATCGTATATCGCCCAATGCGAAATCGTACCCCATGAGCCTGATGCGGCGTCAAATTCGACTGCGGCATTGCTTGATATTGAACCGCCTGATGCGGCGGCAAAGGTCACAGCTTTGCGTGAATAGTTATTGCCCGATAGTTCGGTGCCACTGTTGTCATCAGCCATCGATCCTGTTGACAGACCGACATAGACGGCAGATGGCGCAGATGTTGAACTTGTGCCGGTGAAGTGTGATAAGAAAACGTTCTCTAAATAATCGCTCATTCCTGACATGATATGCTCCTACGCGCTTGCATTTTGGCGTTGATAAATTGACTGCATTTGAAGCGTGCCTGTGCCGTAATGTGCGCGCTGTTCGTCTTTCTGGATTTCGGCAATCGCTCTGGTAAACTTCGTGTCGTAAATTTGCGCACGCTGTTCATCCATTAGATATGTGTATGCTTCTGAGAGCGCCCCAGCTAAATAAGCGTCTGGATGGCGGGACAAAACATTGTTTGTAACGTTGCTGTCTGAAAGCGCAGTTAGGCTTCCAATATAAACGATTTCGGCAGTGTAGGTGTCATCCGGCACAGGCCGCATTTTTAACTCTGAACCAATGATCGAATATGCTTGTGGCTTGCCACTTGATCCGGTTGCATAATCTGTATCAAGCGCGGTCGGGCTTTTATATTCAAGCACAGTGATCGGGCTTGTGTTCAATTTTACTTCGCGGATTTCTCTCATATCGGGTGGCAAAGCAATAAACTCATCGCCGGTTGTAAGCGTAGCTGTTGCACGCTTTTCCTGTGAACGCGTTTCTAACTCGCGCGACATACGGCCTTCAGCCAAAGCAATGAAGTCTGGAATCTGTGCCGTTAGGTCACTACGCGCTAAAAAGTTAGCGACAGCCGTTTGCAGTTCTGCATATGTTGAGATGCTCATAGGCTTCCACCACTTGTTCTAAAAAACCGGTTTTCTGGATCGTTTAACCAACGCTTCCATGCCTTCGGATTGTCACGCATGTCGCCATATTTTTCACGCAACTGCATGTAAATGATCGATGGGATTTCAGCGACTTTCTGATGATGCGCTTGGGTGTTGCCAATTAGCTTGCCATACTCCCATTCGTTTGCTTGACGCTTATTAGCTTCGATCAGGCCATCAACATTTTGCTGTGACTCAATAATCATCTTGCCATTGTCTACATCGTGCAGATAAGTCGTTTTGCCTGATTCCGCATTTTGCGAAACAATTCTTTTGCCCATCTTAAAACCTCAATTTTGCAATAAAAAAAGGCGACCGAAGCCGCCTCTTTTCGATGTTTATTAAAGTGCTATTTAAGCACCTGACAGGCCGATAACTGCGGCATGCGCTTTAGGTGCTTTGACCTTCAGTGACCATTCACAAACGATCTGGCGCTTTTCTGCGTCACCTGTGGCGGCAATTTCGTTTTCAGCGAAGTTGCGACCATTCAGTGTGCTGATGCACACATAATCAGGATCGATCAGGAACAGCTTGTCGTCAGACATAAAGCGCGATGGCGTAATGTCCAAAGTGCCAAAGTCGGTCATGTAGACTGACACGGCACCTGTAAATTGCGGCAGTTTTGATGCTGTCGCATTTACCTGATTTGTGACCATATTCGTGCCAGCTTGTGCCAGATCAGAGATGTTGGCGCGATTTGAGGCGTCACACACAAGCATACGTGGGTTTCCGCCGTCTTGCCATGCTTGAGTCATAGCATTGTCAATTTTGGCAAGAGTCAAAGCGGCTTCTGTACCTGTCAGATCAGCAACGTCAGAACCGTCGCCGGTTGCAAAGCTGATGTCTGATGGTGATGCGTCGCCGTTAGTGATCCATGTGATCAAAGTCGCAGATTTGCGCGGCTCTGATGCAGATTTTGCAACGTTAAGGTCGCCAACGATTTTTTCAATATCGCGACGAAGCTCAAGTCCTTTTAGAACCTTTTGATAAGCAACTTCAGAATCGCGACCCGCTTTGCTGACGCTATCCAAAGTTTTACTGATCAAATACCCTTTTTGTGAGATTTGATGATAGTTACCCATGCGGACTGTGGCTGTTACGCCAGTATCCGACATATCAGCTCCTTCCTGTACGGAATTTTGTCCCGCGGCAGAAAGCTCCTGAACTTGCCATTCAGTGTAAATACCGTTGCTAGTTTCTTTGTTAGCGGCGGTAAAAATTGGGGTTTCGTCGGAATCAATCTTATAGATGATGTCCGCAAGTGTTTCGCGTTCGCCGACGGCGGTTGCGGTGGTTGCTGTAGCCATTATGGCCTCCTTTGAGTTTAACCAAGTAAGAGATTAACCGCAGATTCAATACTGCGTTCTTTATCCAGACGTTTGCGCAACTCGCGCTGGCGTCTGCTCTGGCTTTCACCTTTAGTTTTTGGAGCGCCCGCTTTTGCCATCTTCGGTGCTTTACGCACCCGCTTTTTAGCTGTGGTGGCTTTTTCATCTAACTGACTAAGCCGCCATGAATCATACAAAGCTTTGACCGCACGATGATCTGAAGCCTGCTTGACTTCTTCTTCCGTGTAGCCAATCGTTTTAGCGTATGCGATGACCTTTTGACGTTCGCTTTCACGAACCTTTTCATCACGCCAAGCCGGTATAACGTCCAGCATTCGCTCTGCCTCATTAGCTAAATGAGCCTGATAGCGATATTGCTGTTCCGCGCTTTGCTCTTTGGCAATGCGTTGCTGTTCCGCTTGCACATTACGCAGATGTTCTTTTCGCTCATTGTGCAACCGAACTGCATCGGCATATTCCATTGGTTCTAACTGTTGCTTGAGGCTATTCCAATCCGGCTCTTGACCGGCGTTAGTTTGTAGCATTTCACTCAACTGGTTTAAGCCAATCGCATACTGATCCCGCATTTGCTTCGTTTCAGCCGCTTCGGCCTCAAACGATTTACGTTCTTCTGCAAGATTTTGCATACGTTTTGTGAACGCACTTTGTCTCTGATAACCGGCTAATGCTTCGCTAAGCGTGACCTCTATTTCTTGACCGTCAACTTTTACGGTGTGAAAAACAGGTTGCTCATCATCTGCATCATCTTCATCTTCGTCAAAGGCATCTTCCTCATCATCTTCATATTCAGATTCTTCGGCTTCAGCTTCGGTTTCATCTTCCGAATCTTCTGCATCAAAATCTTCATAATCATCATCAGAGGGTTGAACATCAGCATCGGCTGGCTGTTCTGCGGCAAGTTGCTCGTCTGGTTTTTCTGATACAGAATCCATCAAAAGCGAAGCCGCGTCATTCAAAGAATAATTGCTGGTTTCCGGTGTGGAATTGTCAGCCATAAAATCACCTATTTGTTATGTTGATCCAAATTCGCCTGTGCCAGTTTGCCGGTGTCGACAACCGTTTTCAGATGCCCTTTAACGCCTTCCAACGCCTGACACAGATTATAGATACGCTCACGCGCTTCAGTGTCCGCGACTGCGGATTGACGCCACGCTTGCATAAATTCGTTTTCTAATACGTCAAATGCTTCGACCAAAAGCGGGTCACGCAATAAGCGTTCAGCCTGCGCGCCACGGTCGCGATCTTCGTTCAGCTTGCCTTCGCGCATTACAGCAAGCCCGACACTTTGCTGAAACCATCCAAGCCCATCGGCTTGCGGTAGTTAAGCGGGTTATAGGCAAAGCTATCGACAAAGTTTCTGTTTGCCGCCGCAAAGTCAAAACCGGCAGGCACATTAGCTGGCGCATTGTCTAGCGATGTCGCACGATAATAACGTACGCCGCTAGTATCCCGCGTGCCTGTTTTGCGCTCTGATTTCATTTTGCAAGCTTGCAAATCTTCATCAAATTCATAGCCGTCAGGACATTGCTCTGTGCCTGTTAGCGGGTTTTGCTGTAAAGCCACGATCGGGTCATCATTATCATTGCGATTTGCATCATCTGCATTTGGTGCAAACTCCGGTCTGCCTGTGTAGGTCGTGACCGGAATGCCCATAAAGTCGCGGGTCGTATTAACGCCCATAATCTCACCGTTCTGGTTAAGAACAGGAACACCGCCAGCGCCAATGCCAGCCGCTATTTGGTTGCCTAAAAAGCCGCGATCATCAAGCCGACGCACTTCTTCCAGATAGTCGTTGCCCTGACGCGCGTTTTGCGCAAGACCAAAATAAAAGTCACGTTCTTCGGCGTTAGCAAAGCCATCAGCCTGCGCCATTGCATCATTGCCAGCGTCACGAATAACTTTGTCTTTATAGACATCCGGCCTGCCAGCTACCGTTAGATCAGTGATAGGGTTGCTACTACCCATATCATTAGTTCCACCACCCATAACAACTGGCGCGGTTTGTGAAGTTTGTGAATTCACAGGCAAGCCAGTGCGCAGGTCAATTTGACCGCCCTGTGATGCCGGTAGGTTCAAAAACTGTGACTGTGCAACATTCGGCAGAACAGTATTTGGTGACATAGCCGCACGATCAGCCGCAAATCGCTCTAAAATTGGTGCGTCATTATTGTTGCTCTGTGCCTGCGCTTGCTGGTTTGCAACCGCCATCTGTGCTTGCTGGCGAAATGAATTTTCTCTTGCGTCAGCTAATTGCGCTTGTGCCGCTTCAGCCGCCGCTTGCTGGCGGGCGGCTTCTTCTACGCGTGCGCGCTGTTCACCAGCCTGACGTTGTGCTTCGGCCTGATTGTTTCTATTATTGTCGCGATCATAAGCTTCCTGATTGCCAGAAAAGCGCGCAGAACCATCTTCAGCATTTCCAAGAAACTCGCCGGTCGGCTGGCTATCGTTGCCGCCGCCAGAGTCATCGCTACCACCGCCACAATGGCAAGTGAGGGTGTCGATAAACTCAAACTCCAATGTGTCTTTGTTTAGCTTTATCATGGTGCCGCCTTAAACGTACCGCCGACATGAGTGAACCCCATCCGGCTTAAAAGTTTGTGTGTTCTGTCAATATCCAAAGCTGTCGAAACACCAATGCAGATTTCATTTGCACCAGCTTCTTTTGCCCAAGCGCGAAACGCATTCAACAGACGAATGCCTGTGATCGTGCCGCGACGCTCTTTTTGCACATACCAAAGTTTGTCAGATGCGATTTTGTCATTGCCAAAATAATAAAGGCTAATGTCGCCCATAATCATGCCGACCAACTGATCTTCGTCATAAGCGCAAAAGCCGAAATGCGTTTGCGGGTTGTTGATATAACGCTCACCAAAGCGGCGACATTTATCTTTGCAATATTCTAAACCAGCGAATGCACCTTCAGCGTGCATTTCAGCACCCAAAGCGATCATCGCCGGAATGTCTTTCGCAGTCATTCGGCGGTAGATCATACGCGTGGCAGATTTGTGCTTATTTCTGCGTCTGTTATTGCTTTGGCTGTTCTCAACTGACTTTCAAGCGCCAGTTCTTCGCGGCGCAACTGCAATTCAGCTTCCATTTTTTCACGGTCTAGCTGGATTTCAGCTTCGATCTTCATCTTCTTCAATTCGTAATCTTGCTGTGCTTTGACAACTTCAGGCGATGGCTGTTGTTGCTGGTTAGCTTGAGCCTGTTGCTTTAGCTGTGCAATCTGCATCGGGTCGTTAAAGAATTTACCACTGTCTTTGAAGCCGCCGATTTCGGCAATCTCGCGCAATGTCTGTGCATATTGCTCCATTGAGCATAGTGGGTTGTTAGCGCCCATCTGCATCAATATCTGCTCTTGCTTTGCGGCGATTGCTTGTAAGAAAGCGATCTTTTGTTCGTCGTCTGCCGTACCCAAGCCAACATTGACAACCACATCAAACTCGCTGTCAAACTCGCGTGGGTCGACCGGCACAAACTTATTGCGCAAACGCACGATGCGCTCTTGCTGTTGGTATTTCGTAATCAAAAGCAAGATGCCTTTGAAAAGGTCTTTCATGCCAGTTTCAGCAATGGTTCTGGCATATGACTCAAGCTTTTGACTTGCGCCTTTAGTAACTGCCGCAACTGCCGAAGCTGTTGTGCTTTGAAGCACTTCGGGCGATAGACCAGCGCTGGCTTTACTCATGCCGGTGCGCGCTTCTTTTACTTCGTCCATATAGCGCATCAATGGCTGAACTTCAGAGCCAACGCCATTGCCGTTAAGCATTTGCACTGCACCAGCAGAGCGAACCCTCACGATTCCGCCAGCCGTCGAGTCAAGCAGATCATCGATATTAACCTGATTTTCGACTGCCACTGTGCGCGGATTAACCGTTAGATATGTAGCGTCCAGATATTGCCGCATCAAAGTCGATTTGATGACTTGCAAATCTTTAGTCAGATCAAAGATGCTTCTGCCGACAAGCCTGTGGCTTTGCAGGATCGGGCTGATAACAGCAAATGGTATATGGTCTGTTATTTCGTTTTCCAGAACATGCTCGCCGCTATCACCGATCGACAAAACGCGGCGGCGCTCTGATATACCGTCGCCATCGGCATCGACCAAGACAATGCTTTCAAAGACCGCGACCTGTCGCTGGCTTTCGTCGGCTGGATCAGTTTCGGTTGCCGCGCCCAGATCGCCAAAACGAACATCGCGTTCTTCTTCGTTTTCAACTTGCGAATAACCGGCATGTTCTTCGATCTCATCTATGTCATAGCCCATACTGACCAAATCGCTGATGGACATCGATGTCCGATGGCAGATGAAGCGGGCATCCTGTAAAGACTTTGCGCGCCGGTTAAACAAAAATTCTTCCGGCGGGACGTTTTCGATTTTAACTTTGCCAGATTTTTTCTGAATCTTGACGCGCAGATCATAGCTTTCTGTGACCGGCTCAAGCATGCCCATTTCGTTCATAACTTCAGTTATGTTTTCGGCCTGCTCGACAACTTCAACATCAGGATTTGCCAGTAGCAAAGCTAGTTCAGCATCAGTCAGATTTTCATATTCGGCTTCTTCAACGGTCGTTGTGTCGTCATAATAGAACTTCAGGACGCCCAGCTTAAAGAGCAAAGAATCACGCAACCAGTTATCAATAATGCGATAGCCGTTATTGTCGTGGCTGATTATGTAGTTCACATAGTCGCTGATCTGTTCAGCCGCTTCAGTATCTTCAGCCGAACGCGGGGCAAAGCGCACATATTTGTCAGAGCCGCAGAAAATACGCATGAGTGACGGCATGATCTGTTCAACTGTATCGGCAACTTCAGTTGAAATAACCTGTGATTTGCCTTCAAGTTCGTTGCCTAAAGGCTCACCAAGATAATAGTCGAGC